ATCAATCTGCTGCAGAAATGGAAGTATTCATAGACGTTAAAATTGAAATCGCTTGCAAATGCGCTCTTTCCCGCCAGCTTTGATTCTCCGTTCTTATTGTCCCCCCCTATATACCACATCGGGTTTGAGCCATAGAAGTTGTTGCCCACACTATACGGTATGTCCGCAATGATTAACTGTGCTTTCTGTAAAGGGCATTTCTTCCAGTTCTGCATGGAATCGTTATATAGCTCGCACTTCAGTTTTTTCTTGTGTTCCATTTTACCCCTCCATGCGCTGTGCTTCGTTATAGAAGTTCTGATTAAGCAATGCAATCGTTTTGTAATCTGCATCGCCGAGATCCGTATGCACGATGTGCGGATACTTCGCCATAACCTTTGCCACCGAAGGAACCTCGAAAGTTCTGATACCGTGCTCGGTGTCCCTTCTCACTGACTTCATGATTGTCAGCTTATCGCCTACTTTTATAACACTTCTCATCTTTCGGATGCCCTGCATATCGAAAAATACAGGCATAACTCTTGTAATCATTTGTTTTTCTCCTTTGTTTTGTGGTTTCTGTTCACGTTTATAACTATATCACACTATGATATATATTGCAATACATTTCTCGACTATTTTTTTATACCGTCCATTAAGATCGTGTTGAGGTTCGACACCGCCAGCGCATAACTTCGATACTTGCAAAAATAGCACTTGCCTTCGATGCCTAGAAGATAGTCAGCGGATACGTTCAGCGCCTTGCATAACTGCGTGAGCGTGTAAGCGCTTGGGTCATTGTTCCCGCTCATGATGTCCCTTATTGTTCCTTCTGCGAGTCCTGTTTCTTTGGCGAGCGCTTTGACCCGCACGTTTTCCGACTGCATGATTTCTTTGAGTCGCTTGCCGATTTTGTTTTCTTCTTCTCCTTGCATATGACTACCCCTTTTTCTATTTGATCGGGTGCGTTGTATCCGTCCCGTAAGTATCTGCATATCTCGTTTATCGCTTGCATATATCCAAATGCAACGACCGCCCTGTTTCCGTATTGTGTCAGCAGTTTCAGCTTTTCGATTTGATCTGGTCTAATGTCGGATATGTGCCCGTCTGATTTTTTCATTTCCACGTATAACGCATGGTATCCGTTGCTCGGAACAGGTAGCACCAAATCGGGGATACCCTTTTTAAGCCCCATACGTGCCAATTTAGACCGATATGCCACGTTATGCTTTCCTTCATTGGGCACATGGTATAAAAGCGCTAATTCGGGCAAAATATGCGCTTGTAGCGATGCCCATTTAATAACTTGCTCTTGCTCTTCTGCTTCTGTCATTTATAAACAATGCCTTTCCAAAAAATCCGCTATCTTTCGCTCCGCTTCTTCGCTCATCTTCCGCTGTGGCTCCTTTGGCGCTTCTATCTGCTCTACGGTGTGCGTTTCGATGGTTTTCTGTGTCTGCTCAATCACTTGCAGCAGTGCCGGCGAAATTTGGCGCTCCGTATAGACACGTTTGCTTGCGCTTTCGTATGCACGTAAAAAACGAGCCTGTGCGTTACTCATTGCGTTCTCGTCCTCTGTCGTTGCCCATTCCTTGAGCGTGTCCGCCGAACCGACTGCTGCCTTGCAGGTGTCCGGTAACTCTTGGAAGCGCTCTGCACTATGGTATGCGCTGTCCCTTATGGCTCGTATGATGTACTTGCCCCATGCTTCCATAGCGTCCATGCGCTTTTCGCTGTTCTGTGCGCATTGCTCACGTATATCCGCAGGAGTCGGTGCAAATTTATGCGTTTGCATATAAACTGTGACCGCATTCATGCACTTTCGATATTCCAGATCCTTTAAAAGCTGGTACCACACTTCCCCAGCATCCGCAGACGGGATAAATTTCGGGTCTGTATAAACAGATTTCAGTGTCTTTGTGATCGTTCCAAATTCTTCTCTAGTCATTGTTTCCGTACTCCTTTAACCAATCATCTACAACTTGCATTCTGTTATTTATTGCGTCTATGTATGCGCTACCGCTACTATTTGTTCTGTTTTGGTGCCTTTGCTTGTGTTCTTCAACAGCATCTGCAACCCATTTCCGGATACATAAATAATGGTTATTCGCTTTGTATTTAGGTTTCATTTCGATGTATTCATCAAGAAATGTTATGCACTCGCCTGTTTTTATATCTCCGTATTCATCACATAACCTTTTGTAGTCATCGTCAGTTAATCGGACGTGCTTATACACACCGTAGGTGTGTTTTATCTTCTCTTTTTTTCTCTTATCTTTGTCTTTATCTGTATCTTTATCTTTCTCTATATCTTTATCTTTATCTATCTCTTTCTCTGCGCTACATGACTGTTTCACTTCTGTTACATCGGTGTTACTCTGTAACATTTTTTGTCTGTTTCTGAAATCTCTTACCCTTTGTGCGCTTGCTGTTTCACTGCCGATTAACTCGGGAACTTCTGCCATTAAAAAGCGATTTTCCCCCATTTCTTCAAGCAATCCAGCCCGCATCAAAAAGTTGACTGTGACTTGCACGTTGTCCGCATCTTCATCAAGGTCTAGCGCTAATTCATCAGCGAAGTTATCTTCGATTCCTTCATACTCTAATATTCCATCGTTGTTCATGCACTTCATCATCATTTTTAGATATATGATCGTGTATGTATCACCGCCAGCAATTCGTCTTAATTTCTTGATTCTTTTGTCTGTAAAAAAATCGTCTTTTAACTTTAACCAATAATATCTTTTTGCCATCTTTATGCCCTCTCGTATCCTGCTTTTCAAACTTCTGCGATATACTCGCAGAAGTTAGCATATTCTGCATAGACACCATGCTTTTCGTGCTTCTCGATCAACCCGCCTTTCACAAGGTTTCCGAGATTTTTAATTATTCCTCGTTTGGTTGAGTTCGTCATTTTTGCGAACTGTGACAGCGTCTTGATACATTTCCCATATTTGCGTGTGTCCTGCCAAATAATCGCATATACTAACAGATCATTGCCTTTCAGCTTACATTCGTTCACCATCCACGGATAAATAACAATATCTTCCATTTTTTTCGCCTTTCGTGTAATAAAAAACCGCCATACAAACAAGTTTGCCCCCTTGAATGTATAACGGTTAATTACCTGTGCCTATTCAATTTTAACTCCCATTCAACGGGGCAACATTGAATAGGCTCTTTTGTTAGCACATATACTATACTATATTTTCGCAATCATTTCAACGGAAACATAGGGAAATAGGTATAGAAATTACCTTAGATATAGCCTTTGCTATAGATTTTACAATACCATATCTATACCGTATGCATATCGTATCTATACCGTATCTGTACACTTAATTTCTTGTAATAAAAAAACCAATGTATCAGCACCTCGCACGTACTAACACATCGGTTTTACAATTCCCCTATTTGGTTTTTACACCGATAGGTTAGTTGTTCATAGCATCTGTATAATACCACGTTTTTTTGCACGAAAAAAGGCGGGATTCAGTCCGCCCTTAATCGTGTAAATTAAATTCAAGAGGTGTTAAGCTGGTGAAATCACCGAACTATAAAATATTATGCCTTTCGGCTGGTTACTTGATCTGCAGGTTTTCTTTTTCAACAAGTTCCGCACCTGTTACGGTTGCATCTGCGTTTTCCTTCAAAAACTTTTTGATGCTCGTCTTGTCGATGTCTGTATCCTTCAATGTCCTCGGCTTGATATATTCTTCTGGGATTGCGTTTATATCCCTGATCTCGACCGATTCAGACTTGCGGAAACTCAGCGCACATCGTGCATCGCTATATTTATACTTTCGCACGTCCTCAACGGTGCTTTGTAAATAGCTGTTAAGGTAATGCTTGAGCCATTCAGCCTTATGTTCTGCTGCCGATTGGCGCTTTGCTAACTTTGCCTTCTCTGCTTTCAGCGCTTCGGCATCGCTCTGCAGATTTTTAATCATGCAAGCGATATTAGAAACCTTATCATTGAGCGCCATTTGACACGCTGTGATGCTGTCGCTTAGGTCGGCGCCTTCCAATATCTCGCCGGTTTCGGAATCAAAACCGTTTTCGATTAAATTATAGAGTTTATCTTCGATTTCATAAAGGTTCATTCTGTTTCTCCTATAAATAATTTTTGCCAAAGATAGAAATAAATTCTTCCCGGCTGTGCGTTTTTTCAAATTCCTTTTGTGCTGTGCGTTTTAACATCGTATCGAGATCATGTCCGTTCTTTCCATGCACTCCGTTAGTCCCTCGATGATGGTATGGGCAGAGCCACACTTTCAAGCCTGTTTTCTCGGAATTGTGGCGGTTCTTCCCAAAAAACACGTGATGATCTTCCACGTATGGCTCATAGAGTCCTTGCATAGCGCAGACGATGCACTCTTTTTTGCTTTGTATAATGCTATTCATGGGCATACCCTTTCAGACGTTCCAATTCCGCAGGTGTCAGCGTTTCGATCGGGGCACTGCTGCCTTTTATGTCCGCTATCAATCCGTCAATCAATCGGGCAAACTCTTTCCCGTTGTATGTGTGGCTACCCCGTAGAACGTAAAATTTTGCGTATTCTACGGACTTTAGCACAGGTTTGCCATGATTTACACCTATCTGCATCTCGAGCGTGTAATTGGGCAAATTTGACGGTCTGACGTGTAAGTCTACGAGTTTCTTATAGTTGATGTCTGCTTTCAAACCTATCATGTAAGGCTGCCCGTTTATGAGCAAGTCTTGACCGTATTCCGCTAACATCTGATTGTGCAGTTCATAGCGTGAAATTTGGGCAAATTCAGCGTATTTTCCGATAAGCGCCCAATAATAGGCATTAGCGTCTAAAGTCCGTTTTTGATGCCTTTCTGTGATTTTTAGGTCATATATAATCGGATCACCGTTTTCTTTTTTGCTAGGGAGATGCTCAAGCACATCTCCCACGCAATACTTAATCTTTTCAAGCGTTCCGCTCAGTTTCATTCTTCTTCGCCTTTTCTTCAAGTTCAATCTGCGCCATTAAATCAGCTTTCGCCTTTTGGAAGTATTTATCTTCCATGCTCTGCAGATTCTTTGCTCTGTAGCGCTGTGCTACCTTTCCAGCAATGTTTTCAACGTGCACTTTTTCGCATAAGTCGTTGAGTTCTGCAAGGTGTTCTGCTGTCATGAGTTCCGCTACCTGTTCCGGCAAATCTTCTCCGGCATAGATATACAAGCCTAAACCAAACATAGCAAGGTTTTTAGTAAGACATCTCATGATGGTCTTATTCACGTCAAACATGGTCGCTGGCTGTACGGTTTTCTCAATCACTTTGTTATATGACTTAACTGTGTAAGTGTACGGGTGGGACTTCATTGCCTTGTTCGCTCCGTCCATAACAGGCAGCCACATTTCATGAGTTTGACCGTTTGCGGTCACACGTGTATAGCACATATAACCTAGGTTCTCATCGTAAAAATAAGGCGCACCGTCAAACTTCACGATTTCATAGGTTGCATCTGGGCAACGCTTTTTAAATTCTGCCCATGCGCTCGCCCAACTAAGGTAAGTCAATCCGTTTTTCTGTTCAACATAATCGTTTACGTTGACTGCATAAAGTTCGTTAAAAAGTTTATCGTTCATGATTTTCTCCTTTTATCGCCCTCCGCACTTGGCGGAAGGCTTTATTTTTTAGAAGTCGCTTCTTGATACTCCGTTATAGGAATATGGATCTCGGCTGTATTCCTCTGCATCTTCCTCAGCTTCGGCTTCTGCTCTTTCAAAATCCTCTTTATCTGCCATTGTGGTGTATGTGATCTCGCCCTCTTCGGAGAACTCTGCTTCCCATACGTCAATATCAAGGTACTTTTCAAGGATTTCCCTTGCCTTATCGTCTGGGATTTTCATCAAATCGCCATACTCGGCAACGACCTTGTTTTTAACTTCTTCGTCATTGTAAAAGTTCCATGTTTTCTTGTATTCGCTATGCATTTTCGTTTTCTCCTTTTCTGTTCCCCCTCGGAACAATTATATTATACTATATAGTGTAGGAGATTGCAAGTTATTTATACAGCTTTTTGTATAACTCCTTTTCAACGTCTATATGCAAAGCGATGGAAATGCCAGAGATCGAAAGCATTAACAGCCCGCATTCTTCCAATACTTCCGTTGAAATATGCCCTCCAGCATAATATGCAAGCGCAAAGATAAATGCAAACAGCGGTAAAATGATAAATGCTTCAAGCGTGTGAAGAGTAACCCTGTATGATCTGATAAAATCTTTTCTTCTTGATTTTCTTCTGTTCATCGTGAAATCTCCTTTAATGGGTAAAAATAAGAATTGCCAAACTTGATTCTTGTGTATCCTCTGCGCTCTAGTGTGGTTCGTGTGCAGCCTACTATGTTAGTTGCGTCAACCGATGATACGTATACTTCGTCATCTATTTCAATGTGAGTCGGCTTTAAAGCATCGTATTTCTCAATTATTTTGTGCTTTTTTGTAAAATTTCTGCAATTTTTGGGAATAAAAATCGCATTTCCGTATTTTAAGGTCGGAATTGAGTGCGACCGGTTCTTCTTCTGTTTCAGCAGATCGGGTCTAGTTCCGACCATTTTCGCATAGTCCTTAATCGGCATATACTCAATGCCTTCGTATGTTATTTTCATGTTTCTCCCTTCCTGTCCCCCCTCGGAACAATTAAAATTATACACCTTTTTGTATATATGTCAATATAAAAACATACGGAAGGTGTATAAAATCCCTTCCGTATGTTCCACGTGAAACTTATAAATAAATCGGCTCGATTGCATTGTCTGCGTTCGTGTGGCATAAAGCGCCTTTAAGTCCGCCCGACTCCTTGAAATAGTACAATTTGTCGTTGATGTACTGCGCACCCGTCAGCATTTTGCCTTTTTCGTCAAAATAGTATCTGTGTTTCTTCGTGCTGTCGCTCGTTTCTGATACGTCTTGCCAGCCATGTGCGTTTTTGCCTTCCGCAATTCGTAAATAATAATCATCGCCAGCCTGTACCCACTTCGGGAAATCGGAAGAACCGATGCTGTAAACCATCTCAACGTGCCCGATCTGTAGTGTTCTGCTTGGGTCATTGCCCGCAAAAAGCAAACAATCTCCGACTTTTAAAATCTGCGGATTTAAAATGTGTCCGTTTTTGATCTCGACAGGCACTTTTTCAAATAAATCGGACTTATAAATAGCTTCGGTGTTCAACGTCCATGGGAAGGTGTAACCGACTTCCACGAATGTTTTGATGATACTAGATGAGCAATCGGAATAAAATGTTCCGTTTTTCGGTTTGTAGCAATACTCTCGAAGAGTCTGGCTGTACACGTTCCGCCCTAAAATAGTTGCATATTTTGCCCTTATTTCGGCTCTTTTGGTGTCGGTCAGTGACTTTAACCTTACCACAGCAACAATGCCCTTATTTGCCCCATTTTTCGATTTCTGTGCGTATCTCATGGAAAGGTACTCGCTCATGTTCTTAAGGTTTGGTGTATCTGAGCCATGACCGCACAGCGTTATATTTGACTCATTTAAGGCGGTTTCGGTTTTAAGGCTAGAATTGTCCATCGGAGTATCAAAAAGCGCTTTCTCGGCTTGTCTGCGCTTCACAAGACCGTTGTTTACGACTCCGCCGGAATGACAGTAGTCGGGGATATGTGCGCTGATGTCTGCAAGCGACCGTTTGCCATTGTCACACAGCTTATTGATCGAGCCGATATTGTACGCAAACGATACGAGCGCATCGAATTGGTTTTGGTTGAAATGGTAGATTGCATCAAACTTGTTCACGTTTGCTTCAAACTTCTGCAGGTCTGATTTCAGCCATGCTTCGGCTTTTTCTTTCGTGATTACTTCATTCTTGCTTATCCCTAGATGACCATATCCGCCCGAATAGCCTTTAAAATCCCAATAGGGCTTGCTTGCGTATCCCTCGAAACTCTTTATAAGGTCAATGCCTTTCTGCGATGTTTTCATAGTTCTCCTTTCAAAAAAGGACCGCACAGGTTGCCCCATGCGGTCAAATATTCACTTGCGCTTAGGCGCTTCACCGTTTTTCATGTTGGAAACGGTTTCCTTCTTGCCCTTCGGCTCGTTTGTAGCCTTTACCTTGATTTTCTTTGTAACGATCTCGTCCTGGTTCTTGTTGTTTGGTTCGATATTCATTTTATTCATTTCCTTTCTTGTACTGTGTTTTCTTCCAAATGTCGGTGAGTTTATCCCATCCGCCCGTAGCGATGAGATAAACCAAAAAGCCGACAACGACCGCCGAAAAAACATAATACCACCGCAAAATTGTAACCGTCTGCGCACAGTATGCCATAAGTGTCATGATTGTGACCACTTCCGACACGACTAATGCTGTCAGCGATGTCGGCACGTTTCTGATAATCGGCTGTTCTTTTAACACTTGCACGATTGCAGACGTTAAAAAAGCAAGCATTCCCAATACGGTGACGATTCTAGTAATGTTCTCAAGCTGCATTTGTATCACCTCCTTCCACTGTGGTAAATCCGCCATTCGTTTTAAGTTCATGATATGTTTCTCGGATATGGCGGATTGCATCGCCAGCTATAGAGTTTACATACCCTTTGTGGCTGTTGCAATACCGCTCATACTTATCACAGTCAATCATGATTGCATCGAACATATCTTTTCTGTGTGTCCGTCTGTCCACGAGTTCGTTATCAAATTGTATGATTCTCGCTCGTCTTGCGTCCATCATTTCAGACAGCATGTCATTGATTCCCAGCGTTTCCCTCGCAGAGTTTACCGCCCATGACCATGGGTTAATCCGTAAAGGAGAAATCTGTATCAATGACGCAAGGAGCAAAATAGCGGTGGACAAAGCGAATCCATGTTGCTCAATAAACTCCAATGATGCTGTAAGTGTCATTTAGCCCTCGTAAGTATCTGTAAATTCAATGTTCATTTGTTCATCTTGCACACAAACAATGCACTTTTTTAGTGCTTTCGCACTATACGCATAGCCTAACTCCGAATAGGCTTTTGACTTCGCTTCGTCAAGGCTGTCGTATGCAAAAATAGCCGGAATAAACTGACAGTCCTCAGTCACTTGAATGATAGTTGTAAAATGTTTCATAAAATCTCCTTAATATACCGTCCATTCGACATTGCTCGAGATGATGCAATCCCCAAGTGTCACATTTGTTCTTGCTATAACCTGCACAAAAACATATTCCAAAGGCTCCAATACACAATTAAAATCAACGCATATTGTAGGCTGTGCCATTGATGTGTTATGACACATTGCCGATGCTATAATTGCATCGTTCCCTTGGGTAAAGTGCCTTAAAACACGTATCATACATTCTGTGCCATTTGTTGATATGCATACACCTGCGCTAACGCATCTATGAGTGTCGGCGGTATAAGACAATATATTTGCATAAGATGATGATACGGTTTTATTGAGAGTTTCTGACCATGTTCCGAGTCTTGCTGGCAAAGGTTCAAATGAATATAGTTCATTACCCTTTTTAAATTCAATTCGTGCTGATTTTCCTTTTTTTGCTAGAGTAATTAGGTCGTTTAAAGAACCGTTCAGATACCTTCCTGCTTGAATGTAAAAATTTTCATTTTCCGGAAGATCATCGCTTATATCTCCTCGAAGAAAGACATAATTGTCTGCATCGTTATATTCGCCAGATGCAAAGGCAAAATATTCCCCGCCTTTCACACGTTTGTCAAATGATAGATAACTTTGCGCAAGCGCATTTTGTGATGCCGCTACACCATGCGCCGCATCTGCGTTTGCTTCTACACTGGTATATGTATCTGACAGCTTAACATGACCGTAGTTTGTCGCTGTACCACTTCCGTATGTCGTGTTTGCGACAGCATGATTAGTTGGTGGTACTCCTAATGCGCTACGTGCTCCCGCTTGCGTTGATGCACCCGTTCCACCGTTCTCAATCGGTAACTCACCCGATACACCAATAGATGCATCTGAAGTTCCGTCAAAATTTGCAGCAGTGGTTGAGCCTAGATCAACGGTAAGGCTTCGAGAAGTGACTAGCTTTGTAGCGGATACTGCATTATCGGTGCGCCCTAACTTTGTAGCCATTTCCTCGTTGAATTGCTCAACGGTAACTGTTCCGGCTGGGTTTACGGAAACCGCCATAGAACCGGCATTCTGAACCGTACACTGCAAGTTATAAATAAATGCCGATGGATTGTTTGCATCATATACAGGCATTTGATCCGGTGTAACCGCAGTAACGACAGCAACAAGTTTCGGTGTTCCGCTCCCTAGCTTGGCAAAAAGTCCGAGCGTATTGATTAGATATGCTGTTGATACTCCGTCATTGTCAAATCGTGCGGACACCTGTACAACGTTAGTATTGTAGACACCCGCATAGTTGACATTTACGGTTGCTTCTACGTCTTGCAATGACGTGAGCGACATAAAGTCTGTAGTGCTCGGATACGCATGACTTGATGCCTGCATAGTCATAAAAGTAACGGTATCACCGCCACCAATGGCAGAAGCAAACATATTGATGCCTTCCGTAGTGATGATGGCACTATTATATTTTCCCATTTTCCCTCCTAAATAGTCTGCACGTATGTAGTCGATACGATTCCGCCTACATACGCATTATTTGGCACGTAATTAGATACCTCTTGGTTTGCGTACACTTGTAGATGCGCCGGCACAACGTCCCATATCAAGTCATACAACAGGTCGATAGCACCGTAACGGTCGGAAGTGACATAGATGCGGATTGTGCAAGCCACAGGGTCAACGGTCAGTGTGTAATCGTCACCGAATAAATCCGTCAAGCGGTCACGCAGATGCCAATACGTATAAGGCACGATCTGCGAGAACTTTTGAATGAGCCTTGACCGCCTAAATTCAATGGTATCGCCATAACGTACCGTAATGCCGAAAAGTTTCTCCCATGCACGTATAGTTGGTAAGTCCGCTGTCTGCACGAACTGATTGAGATAGATGCTTTGCGCATCTTGGTTCAGCGTATCAAGTTGTGTGCCATATACTCGCATGAGGTCAATATATTCAAGCACAGGTTTGAACCATGTAGGCAACTGCTCCATAAGTTCGTCTTGTGCTGGTGTGATGTCAAATCTCATCTTTATACCTCGTGTAATGTAATTGTACCAACGACAGGAACTTGTTGTAATGCGCTCGTTTCGGTCAGTACCAAATCGGTGAAACTCTGCCCGTTTACGGTCAAATCTGTGACATTTACGACTTCCGGCACGTTAAGAATAGCATATACAATTCTTGAAGTGTAGATGGTTACGGGATAATTGATCTCGTGTGTTGCTAGTGCTGTGCCCCATGTTTTCCGCACCGACTCAATATAGGCTCTAATCTGCGCTTCAATCGCTTCTTGATACAATTCAAGACCATTAACGATATTTGCATCGAATTGTATGGTCGCTTCGATGTTGATGGATAACTCCGTTCCTGTCGTGATGGTTACTGCTGCGCCGATAGGAGCAACACCGTACCCGTTCGGACTTGGTGTGCTTTCACCAACGTTCGGCGGGCAGATTGCATTCTGAACCGTATCAATGAGCGTCTGCGATGCCGGCAGATAGTTGCCATTAAGGATTGAGCAAAGGACAGTGCCACCGCCTTGCCATGTTGGATAAATCTGCACCGCACTGACACCCGGTATCTCAAGGATAGATTTTCGGTATTCTGCGATGTTTCCACCGTAAGGCTGAGAACCGAAGGAATTGAAGAACCGCTGACGTAATGACTCGTCACTTTCTTCTTCCGTTCCCTCTGTGATTGCGTCACCGAGTACCGCACTTGTGAGATTATGGATTGCAGTGATAGGGATAAGCGCTCCACTGTAATTATTTCCAATCGTGCCGGCAACAGCGCAAGTCATTTTGTACGTGTAGACACCGCTCACCTCGCTGATTAAGTCACCGCTTATAAAGATAACAGAATCTGCACCGTTGACCGTCTTAAATTGGCTCCCTGTTGGGATCTCGGCATCGAATATTCCCTTGCGCACCGCTGGAGTCGCTTGCTTACGTGTAACACCACGTAAAGCCACGACATCATCAAGCGCATCACCGACCGCATAGAATGGGGAACTGTTCTGCTGGATTTGATTAAGGGTTAAATACATACCCTCAAGCCACCATGCAACTGGTCCGATTGCGGTCTGAATCAATGAACCTTCTCGCTTGTCGAGATCGTCACTGACTTCATTAAGCATTGAATTTTCAATATTTTCTTTCGTGTATTCGTTAAAATTTATCATGTAGTTACCTCTTCGGAAAAATCACCGTAAACCGTCCGCACGTCAAATGTCCATGTCAGTGAGTCACCATTCTGCGTGTATTGGAAGTTTTCCACCGCAATGATGCGCTCGTCTATGGATAGAGCGTCCTCGACCATTTGCGGGAAAGCGCTGATGATATAATCGACTTCCTCGCCGACCAATAACTCTAATTCTTCGCCGATGTTGGAGTCGTAAATCTGCCACCCATAGCGCCGAGTGTTCAGCATGATGTCAACAGCTTGGCGGACTGCTTCAAGTCCGTCCGTTTGGCTTTGTATGCGCATCGTCTGCCGGTTTATAAGCCACGTTCTTGACGGTTGCGTGACGTATTCAAGTTCGGTGTCTAGTCCTATGTTTTCGGGCAATGTAGCCATTTTTTCACCCCCTTACTGTACATTTGATAACATTTATTGTACATTTGATGACATTTATTGTACATTTGATGACATTTATTAACATTTGATGACATTTATTGCACTTTTGATAACACGATATATCGCTGACCATGTGCACACCGTAACAGCACGACTTTATCCATGACGTGTAAGCCCTCGTTAATCGTGACCGTAAATGTTGCACCGTCTGACGTTTTACCGCTGTACGTTTTCGGCATTACTCCGACCGTCTTTATAAGTGCTTCTTCGGGCAAAGGTGCCATGAGCGAAGATATACCGATAGTCAAAGGCGATACCGTCATAACGACACCAAACTCCAAATCTGTGAGTTTTAATTCTTCGATACCGTTCTGCAGCAGTGTCTGCAATACTTCAATTAAATCCATGATGCACCCCCTAACTGGTCAAAATTCTTCACTTCTACGGACATCGTATGTGCATTGCCTTCGTAGGTATGCGTCACCTTTTCAGCAACGAGAAGTCTGTTCATCGAAAGCGTTTCAATCTGTCGTATCCGCACAGGCACGATATTGCCGGCACGTAGACCGGTCAAACCCATTGAATTGATCGTGATATTCTGCATTACCCTGTTGTAGTATTTCAGATAGCTTTGACATAGCGCATCTATCTGCGCATCGTTCAAATTTTCGTCTACCTTGTCATAATACTGTAAGAGTCCCCATTGCTTTTGTGAGTCGGTGTCATCGTGCAGAAATACGTCTGCTCGTCCCGTTTCTTTATTAGGTCTTACTAGCTTTACTCTATTATACGTATCGCTAGAGATGTCCCTCTTGTACGTGTATCCCGTTACAAGGCTGTTATTACCGAGCATCTGCGGTACTAGCATTTTATCTATCTTCTTAAGCGTCAGCTTGCCGAAATCGTCATAGAATACAAAAATCGTGCCAGTCTGTACAATGACCTGCGACAGTGCATCGAATATGATGCCTAGGCACTCTGTATTGTCCTTGATTAAGCAAGGGAACACGTACCCCGTAGGGTCTAGCGTACCACACTGTAAGCCGAAATCTGTCGCTATTTGCGTGATGATCTGCTCAAGTGTCATGTTGGTGAAGGCATAAGATGCTTTCGCCTTTAGATAGTAAAGCTGGTCGTATGCGGTGTATGTTACTTCGCCCGTTTCGGTTCGCTGTGCGGTAAAAAGGAAACCGTTGAATATCGGAGTGCCATTGTCGACAAATCGGATATTTGCTCCTTCCGACAGCGCAATGCCAGAATCCTCGATACACGTAAATTCCAACTTTGATGCAGAATCAAAGCGCTGTGTTTGGAAGGATACTTTAGACGTGCAACCCGTCATGTCCTTGCTGACTTTAACTTCGGTGTTAGGTACGGAAGGACCCGGCTCTAATGGTTTGCTTTGTCGCATGATTGCTGTAAGTGAATAACTCATACAATCACCCCGTTACTTGCAACTGCGCAGCAGTAGTCCACCCATACGAGCCGATAAGGATAGGATAAGGTCTACCGTTCACGATGCGCTTAACCGTTGTATTCAAGTTGTTTGCGTGTCCATGCGGTTTACCTCCGCCGGAATCATAGCAATACACCCCGTTAGCGATAACAGGAGCGCCTACACGCAAGGTAGGAGTTTCAACCGGTCTAGGAATGCTTGCTATAACTTGTGCGGTCTGCTGTGTCTGCGTCTGCTGTGATGCGTTCGGCACAACCGGCTGTGCAATCGTGATAGTCTGTGGAGCATAGGAACGATACTCTTTTATGCTGATGCTATAATAAATGTCGTTCGGTTCTCCGCCTTTGTCCTTGGTTTCAAATTCCTCGATGATGCACCGCAGATTTGTATCAAACAGCCCCGATCTAGAGATAATGAGTCTGCCCTTTGTCTTGTTCTTCTTTGCGCTTTCCATCGCTTTGACAAATGCTTTAGGCGATATGCTACTGTTCGCATACGGTGCAGAACTATCAGAAGGGATAAACGACTCGAATGATACTTCGGTGAGTCCTGCCGGCATAGGTACAACGATCTCGCCTTTGTCCAAAACTTCATAGGTCTTATTATTTGACGGTCGCTTTATGCTGATGTCGGAAGGGTTGACCGGTATCTTTATTTTTCTGCCGAACTGCAAATAAATACTCGTCCCGTTTGGTACTTTCATTTTTCCCCCTTTCTTTTAAAAAAGAGCGCCACCGTTAAGCGGCGCCCATGTTTAAATGCTGTGATTAAGTGCGGTATGGCTTGCCATCTGCTCAATGAGCATGACTTTCAGCTTGTCCGCTACGTCTTGCGATGTCAGATTCTTGGCGGCGCTTTCTGGGATAGATACACTAATGTTTGGCGCAAGTGTCTGTAATTCCAAACGTGCCATGTATCGCCTTTCCGCCAAATCACGATAAATCTTCAAATCCTCGTCCGATAGTGTGACGTTATCGACCGATTTTACCTTATCAACAGAACCAACGTTTTTCTTTCCACCGTTCGCACCGCCACCGCCAGCGGCATCTGCCAGCTTGGTATTCGATGCGGCAACCTGTGACAAGTCACTTCCGCCGGTTAAATCGGATAAACCATGCTTAAGCCCGTCAAGTTTGCTCATGAGTCCGTTCTGCGCATTGTCGCCCCATGCGGCGCCCTTGTTAAATCCGCTCTTCCATGCATCGCCCATGGATTGAGTTTCAAACCGCCCGAATGATACTTGAGCCGCCTTAGTCGGTGCTGTAAGCCCCGATGTGCTTATTCTTCCGCTGATAACAGAACCAACTTGCCCGATTTGCCCCATTTTACCGATGCTTATGCCCGGTATCTTGTTAATAGCATCAATGAGCCAGTTAATGCCCTGTATAGCCTTGTTTGCGCCCGATATGAACGCATTAGCGATGGCTGTGGCGGCTTTATCAGCGCCATCAATAACGGAATTGAACGCGTTCACCGCATTGACCGCAAAATTGTAAAGGAATGTCTGCAAGTTGAATACCATCGTATTCCATGCGTTTGCAATCCACTCGCCAGCGGCAATGAAACCGTTTGCAATCATAGCACAAACGTTCTGCGCCACCGCAAGGAATCCAACAACGACTCCCGCAATGTCACCGAATACGGTATGCCCCGTTTTTGCAAGGTTATGGAATACCATGATGAGCGCAACAACTACTGCGATTACCGCAATGATTGCCGCTACAATCCAAACAGCCGGACAAGCCGCAAGCGCTGCATTTAATGCTAACTGGTTTCCGGTAGCTAGTGCTGTAGCGATAGCCATTGCTGCTTTTGCTCCGGCAAGCAGATTTGTTGCAACGACTCCCGCCGCTGTGATTCCAGCGCTTATTGCCATTGCCGCATTATAGGCAACTACACCCGCTACAATTACTGCGAGTACGGGTCCTATAACGTTCATGTTATCGGCAACGAACTTGCATACAGCGCCCAGCTTCTCAAAGCCTATGACTGCGATATTTGTCACTATTGTGATACCTGTCGAAATCGCATTCAGCGCAGACACAAATTCTTCGCTATTGATCGCCTTTGAAATGACCGCTTGCAATGCTTGGAAATTGAATACTGCGGTATTCTTCACCTTGTTCATAGCGTCTGAGAAGGTCATCGGCATTTTGCTGAACTGTGCATCAACTTCCGATCCAGCGTCCATGATTGCTTTCTTTACAACGTCCGCTGTGATTTTATTCTGTTCCGCCAACTTCTTGACTTCGCCTGTGGTTACTCCCATTTCTCTAGCAATCATCTGCACGATGGCTGGAGTATTTGACATAACCATATGCAAGTCGTTACCACGTAAGACACCCATGGACATCGCCTGTGTCAAGTTATACATGGTTGACGAAATGCCCTCTGCAGACGTTCCCGACAGCTTAAATTGCTTGTTCAAAATCTCCATAAATCGTGTAGACTCTGGCAGACTTCTGAATGTTTCGGGCGCTTGCGCAGATAGCTTTGCGATAGAGTTAGCCATTTCTAGGAAGTTACCTCTAGCACGTTGTGCAGATTGGTAAATCATGCCCATGTTCTTTTCAACATTGCCAACGTCTAGCGCATCAATACGTGCTTGCATACGGGTCAAATCGTCCGACAGATTGAGCAGACTTTTGACCGCCGCAATACCGCCCAATGCTATGGCAGTGCGCTTTATTGATGTAGCAAGTCCGTCAAACGACTTCGATGCTTTTTGTGCAGCATTGTCGTGCACCTGTGTTTTTTTCGTAGCGCTTTCTTGCTTCTGCGTGTATTTTTCCAACTGCCCCGATATTTTATCGAGCGATGAAGAAACCTTATCGCCCAATTCTACAAATCGTGAAAAGGTAGCAGAAAATTGGTCTGATATGATTAAATCTTCTCTAATTTGTGCCACGATTCTTCATCTCCCTCTGAGCAAATTCCCAGCATAAAGCTACTTCACGTGCATTCATGTCTGCGACTTCGCTCGGCTTTGTGCCAAAATTGACAAACATATACTGAGCAAGAGCGACTTCTTTATAGCCGCTCTCGATTAGTTTTTTACTTCGTTCTCAATGTCCTCGGGTGTATCGAAATCGTTGAACTTCATGATCTCATCGGACAGACGTGAAAATTCACCGATGGACAGCATACGAGATGGAACGTCCTCTGGATTTACGACCTTGTAATAATCGCACATTTCAGCATCTTTGAAGTTAGGCGATACGACACAGGCAAGCACAAGAAGTTTTGTATACTTGGTGTTATCAATCTCGTTGATGATCTGACCGTTTACACGTTCCTTTCTTCTGCACCGCTTCATGAGCGCTTCGGAAGTTTCGGAATCAATCTTTCTCAGCTTGAATGGTAACGGTTTTCCGTTCTCGTCCTTGAATCTATCGGAAATGATAACTTCCTTTGTTTCTTCCATCGGTGATGGCTGTAAAAATCCTTTTAAAACTGACATATTAAATCTCCTTTAAAATAAAAAACGGTTGAACAGGTATAGTATACACCGTCCAACCGCCTTTAAACAATTAGCCCAATGTTTCGGGATCTTTGAAATAATTCAGAACCTCAAGACCGGTATAGCTGAATGATACCTCTTCCTCAAGCCAATCTGTATCAGCATCGAGCATTGCTACAGGCACTTTGGACAGCTTGCAGTTATAAAGCGCTACAATCTGCTTGCCTACGGTCGTGCCCGGATCATCGTTCGTAATCTGCAGAGTGAAGTACGGAAGTTTGCCCGTCTTGAGATAGTCCTGCAGAAGTTTGATGAAGTACGGTGAACCGTAATAGATCGTCATTGTACCTGTAAGGGTAACACCTGTGGTTTTCTTCTGCACGAGTGTAGTGCCTACGACTTTGAAGTCGGACTCTTGGAACTCGGCATTGGAAGAAAACTTCTTCATCTGGAATAACTCATGGTTTTCACCATCAATAGTCATGACTGCGCTACCGGATTTACCGTTAAGCGCATCTCTTTCAAGTAAAAAAGACATTCGATTCTCCTTTCATTATGCGGATACGCTCACGCTGTTAGGTGTAACCGTAACGGTTACATATACCTTTTCGATGGCATCGGTCGGCTGTACCGCAACGTTTACAATAACGGAGTCTACCGCATTGCCCTGTGCAATGGTTACGTCCTCAGCGGAGAAGTTCTGCACACCGTTGTTAGCCTGCATCTCGTTCAGATAGCCGATAATCCACTGTCTTAGGAGTGACCGTCCGCTGTCGTTGTTGTCCACCTTGCCGATGAAATACTTCGAGAAATGCTCATAAGTATCATTGCAGAACTGCATGAGAACACGCATTACACGATTCTTCTTGAACTCTGCGCCCTCGGTCGGTGTTACGGTTTTCTTTGAATTGATGTCGGTGCAAATCTTAACGATTCCGAAATCATCGGAGAACACCAACAGACCGTTTTCGACAGCAGTCTGAAGCTGTGCATCGCTTAACTTAGGATATGCTTCAACAGCGTTCGGATACTGCGCATAGGTAAGGCTCTGATTGTAGTTTGCACCAGCTTCTGTGCCACCTACCCAATAGACAGCCTTAGTAGCTGGGATTAAAGTACCATCATTCAGCTTTACACCGTTATTTACTACGATGACATACTTTGTATTTGAAGTGGTTGCATCGCCCGAAAGAACAAGCTGGCATTTTCTGCCGACCGCATCATTCATTCTAGCGATAAATGTAGCAAACGCATTTGCAACGGTTGCTTCTGTACCGTCATAGATCAAGATGTCAAAATAGTAAGGCTCGATAGCGGTTAAGAATGTCGCATAGTCGGAATTTGCAACGGTAGGGTTTGCACCTGTGGTAAGTGCTGTTCCTGTGCTTGTCGTGATCGTTGAGCCTGTTCCGCTGAATGTTACCCATGCGTTAGCCACAAGGTTGTCGAGCGCTGTAATGGTCTGCTTGTCTACGATTGCTCCGTCTACGATTGTAGTAACATCGTAAGTGCCTACGTTGTCCGGGTCTGCGCTGATCGCTACGGAGATGTCGTTTCCACGTGTGCCGACATAAAGCGCTGTAACGGTCAAATCGCCGATTGTAGCGGTTGCCTTTGTTCCGCCTGTTCCGAGTCTGTAAAGTAAAATCTTTGTAGGCGCTGCTGTTGTGTCAGAGCCTTTGAGCATCTCACGAATAAAAAATGCATTGTCCGATGTGATGTCGTAACCGATGTACGGTGTAAGGTCATCGCCCGCCATGATGGTCTGCACTCCACTAGCACCCCAATTTAATGCGATAGGGATTGCAACGGTTCCACGATTGCCGACATTAACGGATACAGACTCTTTCGACTTCACGTTAATGTAGACACCTGGCAATACTTTGTTGTATGCGTTAAAATTGCCACCCGCCATGTTTACCTCCTTAATGCGGCATCAAGTGCCGCCTTTGCTTCGTTGATAGTGTATTCTTCTGCGGTTAAAATGACCGCTTTGAAATCCTCTTGATACCCGCTCAAAGCCTTGCAATGCAGTAGCTTTTCACGTGTGTATCTAGGTTCATTCGTTTCCTTTGATTTCGGCATTTTCTTCCTCCATCTCGTTCATGTATATGTGTTCCTTATCTACGCTCATGCGTTGCTTGATACGTAGCTTGTAGTGTAGTTCCTGGTCCTCTATGTTTCCGTTACGCTCATACGTGTGCAGTAGTGTGCTTTCGTCACCGTCCACGTATGTAATCATATCCATGCATTCGTCCAGCTTTTCAAGCACGTTTATAAGTTCCACGTTCTGCGCCGAACTGTCACGCTCTTGAATATAAACAATGTCTAGCATCGTATCTCGGATATACGTTCCGTCTATACCATCTTCAATTTTGGGATTTACGAGAAAAACATAGAAGCAAGGATAGCTAGTGTTAAATGACGGTGAGTCATAGATCGGGACGTCCTTGAAGTTGTCCGCAAGTTGCCCCGCTATGCTGTCGATTAGTTTTTCAAACGTGAATGTCATTTCTTGAACCTTTCTTCTATTCGCTTAGATAGTTCATTTTCTACGGTTTCTTTGTACTTGTCTATCGCCTTTTCTTTCATGTACAAGCCTTTGACGTAGCTTGTACGTGTACCGACTACCATTCCGCCCATTTCGGGAGGGATACGTTCAAAGAATCCGCTTTCCACCACTAGACCAGGCACATAATGCCTGTCTAATCTGTGACCGTCATTAACATAGCTTGCATAATCCATTTTGTTCGCAAGTACCGTATGACCATTCGTAGCGTTTGTTTCGCTGTCGCTTTCCCAATGCTTTAGCATCGAGCCTGTCCGCAAGTGCGAATTTGCAAGCGATGCTTCACCGTTCGGCGGAGTGTACGCTTGCGCTTCGTGTACTGCGGCAATGGTCGCTTCGCTTGCGACATCATTGATTATTTTAGGGACATCAGCGCCCGCTCTGCGTAATTCTTCAAGGCGCTTGTTGAATTGTCCGCCGAAAATATGCGTAGCCACGTTGTTGCCCCCCCTTTGATTATTTTACAATATTGTCGGCAAATAAGCCAACTTCCATGTGTGATAGTCCTGTCACGCTCATGCCAACAGGGTCATAGAAATACTGCGGTTTTCCGGCTGTATACCGTTCATCTGTTCCACCGCCTACCAATGCACCACGATGCACAATGATTTGGTCATCGGCTTTTAAGTCGGTATCTACAGGGCAAGCCAGCTTATCCGTCTTACGGTCAAGCGCCGCTGTGTCCTGCGGATTTCCGCCTTGTAGCTGTGTGTCGTACACTCTGCAAGGGATAGCGGTGTCGTTCACTTTTGAGCGTGATTCTCTAGTGATATGCCCCACTGTGGTCTTGGTTGTACGGTATATGTCCATGGTGTCGGTGTACCAATCACTAAATAACATACATGCCACCTATTCCAATCATTCGTGCCATTGTAGCAAGCTGTGCACCGTACTGCGTTGAGTTCCACGTTCCCCATTTCTCTGTGCCGGCATTGATCGCACCGTTATCATACGATACCGATGTATCGCCCATTTTGGCGCTTGAAACGTTTCCCTTTTGCGCCGATGCGCTTGCTACGGTTTGCGCATTTGGAGAACCGTCTGCATACGTTTTCAGATACATGGCTGCAAAATGCGCCACATATAGACCGCTTGCATATCTCCACTGCTCGCCCCATCGTGATGGGATTATTGCCCCGTTAGCCATGTCAATGAATGATGTCAGCATCGTCTGCGGAATGAGCGGAGTATATGTAGGCTGTTCGCCCTCGGTTTCTGTTTTCTTATAGAACTGAGGGAAATCCGCAGAAAACATATCCGTAGTGTAATGCCCACGTTCTCCGACTTCGGGGATATTCGCCGCTACCTTCTTCGCATTTTCAAACACTGGAATCATTGGGTTCATGTACGGAGTCATAATTCACCTACTTCTTTTTTCTGATGTCGGTCTTGTCGGCATTCTTTTCGGCTTTGGCATCTGCTTTCTCAAGAGCCTTGTCCGTCTTGCGCTCTGGTACTGCAATCTGTCCGCCCTTGATAGCCTGTTCTACAAGCCATGATTCGCCTACCCACTTAGGCACTTCGCCGATATAGTCCTTTTTGATGAGATAACTCTCCTTGTCATTTCTGACAAGGAGGTTGATTTTTGAATTTAAAAACATTTGTTCACTCCCTTAGATACCGTCCACATAAAGCATGGTCTGCGGATAGAATACTTCACACTCGGATACGTTAGCCGCATAAGCTGTATCGTATGAGAAACGCTCTGCGTTTGCTGTGGTCATTGCACGAGTAAGCGGTACAAGTTCATCGACAGCGACATAACGCTCCTTGTTGCAGTATACAACCATTCGGTCAGCACCGCCGACACCAGCACCGTCTGCCCATGCTGTCGCACCGATATAGAGATCGCCACCATGTGCCTTTGCAACGTTGTTCTCAAGCAAGAATGTGAGGATAGTCTTTTCTGCAAGGCTTGAAACCTTTGTGGTAGCGATGTAATTGTACTGCTCATACGGAAGTACAATGTGGTTAGGGATTGCATCGAGGTCGTACTCAGAAGCCGCCCAAACGGTAGTGATTGCATCGTTGATGTCCTTAAGAATCTCGTCTGCTGTCTTTGTTGCCCATGTTGCAGTACCGCCGGCACCTGTTGCCGCATTGGTTACGGTAACGTCTGCATTGTTCATAAGACCGGTAGAGTTGTATGATGCGAAACCAGCATATACGTTCTGATCCATGTGCTTATCGTATGTCATTCTGACACCGTCACGCAGAAGGGTATCAATGTTTCTGCCGGTCATGTTGCCCTTCATCTGATCAAGCCAGAATACACGAGTTCCAACGGATACGGTATGTGCCTTGTAAAGTTCCTTAGAGAAGTCAGCCTGTACAAGTGGTGTACCGTCAGAAGAACCGCCGGATACAATACCATCACCGGAGCCGCCTGTTACACCGTAGCCGACACCCATAGCCGAAACATAATCTGCCCAGCCGCCGCCAACACGTACAGGAATGTCACGTGTGTAAGTGAATGATGTAAGCGGAGTTCTTACAAGGTTGTCACGCTTTTCAAGTTCTGAAACAAGGAAAGCCTGTCCGGATGCGATACCGTTTGCATCCATCGCTACTGCTTTCGCACCATTTCCGCCAATAGTGCCAAGGTTAAAATTACCCATGTTCTGATATGCCATGTTCTAGTCCTCCTTTTTACGCATGGAGTGGCTCAAGGATACGGATCTCGGCGATACCGTTAGCGTCCGCTGTGCCCTTCCACTTTGCATTTGTCAGCTTTACTGTGTTTGTTGAGTCTGCAGATGCTTCAAAGCCACCAACTACAGCTGTTGGATATGATGCATTAGCCGCAACTCTGAGATATACGTCACCATCATATGCAGCAGTACCACGCTGGCACTTAACGTTTACGCAACCTCTCTTAATGACTGAAACCGCATCACCGGCTACGTATGTGCCGACATTCTGATTTGCATAGTCGGTAGCGCTCTTTACCTGTGCAACAGCGACACCTACAAAATCAGCGGCAACGGTAGAAGCACCTACTGCAGTGATAGCACCGCTTGTTGCTGATGGTACTACAGCCTGTCCGAATGGGATAGCGGTTGAGCCTGTCATAGGGTGGGTATCAATGATAGTATCCGGCTGTCTTGAATAAGAACCAGCATAGCCATGTGGCATTGTTTTTCCGATAGTCTGAAACATTACTTGTTCTCCTTTCTCATGTGAGGGTTAAGCGCATTGTATGCGTTCTGCACGTCCTCGATATTGTCCTGTGCCTTAGGCGCCTTGATTGATGCCATAGCCTGTGCAATCTTTGCAGAATCATTTGCCTTCTGTGGTTTGATTGATGCAAGCAGTGCATCGGTTACAGCCTTGCGCTGTTCCTCGTCCTTGATTGCGGCGATAGAAGGCTTTACTGCGGTAAGGATTGCCTTGACGGTATCCTTGTCCATTCCGTCTGCCTTGTCTTTGCACTCGTCCATCTCTTCCGCTGGAACTGTGACAGCTTCCTCGTTATCCGGCTGTTCGCCTTCCTTCTTCTCCTCACCCATTTCCTCAAGTGCGGATTCGATAGGGTCTTTCTCGTCCTGTGCCTTTGGTGCAAGTGCTGACAGTGCATCAATTACCTTGTCAAACTTTGCGTTAAGGGCATCAATGGACTCATACAGCTTATCCTTATAGTCCTCGTCCTTTGTTCCGCAAGCGTCTGCGTTCTGCTCTCCGTCTGCGTTGAGTGCATCGGCGGTATCGGATACCATCTTTGTGATTTCGTCCGCTGTCTTGCCCTCAGCCGCATGTCCGAAAAGTGTAGCCCATACATTTTTCTTCATGGTTTCCCTTTCTGGCTTCTTTGCCTGTGCTTTTGTATTTGAGTCCATTATTGCAGCCTTGTGTCCGGCTCTGCCTTCGTCAACGACTGCAATATGGTTTCCTCTAATGTGCGTCTGTGTGAATGTACCATCACCGTTATCCTCGTATTCTACTGTATAACCGCATGATACTTCACGCTTTCCGTTTCGGATTTCTTCAATCAGTCCGTCATCTTGCACGTGTAAATCTGCAAGCAGATAATCGCCCCATTCGCCGGCACCTCTCCGCACGTTCTGTGCGTGTCCCTTTGCGTGTGTCATTGCATTGTTCGCATCGAGTAATTCGCTTGGGTGGTCATCGGTGACAGGTTTGCCCTCGAAAGAAGCAATAGTGGCTTCGCTGAATACTTCTGCTTCTGGTCTGTGTACTGTGATAATGCTATCACCGTCAAGACCTAACTCAGATGCTAAATACTGCTGATCTCCGCTTCTTGCGATTGGGACATTTTTACAAATCAAGAAACCTTCATCGGTTTCAATCTGATTCGGACTAATCTTGTAACCATAATACGCTAGTCTGTTCATATTATTCAATCCTTTCGCATATTTTAGCCTTTTTCGGCTTGTTTCCTCAGTTCACGTGTAATTCTAGCACGTTTGCGCTGTTCGGCTCTATATGCTTCGATTTGTTCTTCTGTTCGTGGGTCTACGTCTATCGGATTATCCTCGAAAGATGAAAACTTCCGCATTTCGTCTATTTCCTTCTGCGTCTTGCCTTCCTCGTTGTACGGTATGAGGAAATGCCGACAGTTATTGTGTATGCATAGCCATGTGTTACTTAGGTCATTTGAACCGTATGGGTCTATTTTGCCGAATGCCGATGCTAGGGGCGGATAGAATGGGTTCGTTCCGCTTTTACTGTACACTCGTCCTTCCAACGGTGCGCATATGTCGCAAGTCGTGCCGATTGTGTTGATTCTGTATAGATCATGCTCTGTGGCCTTCGTCAAGACTTCCGCATTACGTGCTTGTGCGTTTGCGGTACGTGTAGCCATGTCACAATAAGCACGTAGTGACCACTTGCGCCCCGATCTGTCTATAAATGCGTTCACTCCATGATTTCGGAGATACGTTTCCATCATGTCCGCATTGTATACTTCCCAACTTCCTACAAGCTGGAAGTATTCCGCACTGCTTTGTATCGCCTTTACAAAAACATCATCGTCAAGTCGTGCAATGCGGTATAAGGCTTGTGCTGTCGTTTGCGCTGTCGCTGTACTTGCTACGATGTTGCCAAGTAGGTTATTCGTCAATGTTTCCGCCATGATTTCCTGCTCCGCTGTCATTGCGGTTAAGCCTTTAGTAAACTGACGCTCTACCATCTTCGGCACAGCCTTAAAACATTCCTCGTTCATGGTTTGCAAAGTTCGCCGAACGTTTTCCATAGCGACTTGTTCGGAGAAGGCTGTAATGTTTCGGCGGTTTCTTAGAATCTCCTCAACTACGTCCTTCTCCGTCCGCTGGAACAGCCACAACAGGAACAATAGCGGGTTGACGTCCCATCTCGGTTTTATTCGTTTCTTTTCTTTCTGTTCTTTCTCGTCCATCACATTATTCCGCTCATAGGGTCATGCATTGCCTGTGTGTCCGCATACGTGATGCCCTCGGCTTTTTCAACGTCCTCGTCCTTAATCTTGCTGAATGTGCCCGTTGTGTCGCTGAGTGCTTGTAGTTCACGCATAGCGGTCGATGCATCAATAAGGTTACTCTGATATGCAGCCAAAATAGATCCGGTTGTTTTCTGCGTGATTTCGGCTCTCTGTGTAGGGTCTGCGGTTTTCATTGGTGGGAAGGAAATATCCAAATCGTCTGGGATTCTTCCCCATGCAGACATTGCCAAAATTGGCAGCAGTTTTTCAATGATTTCTCGGAAGTCGTTTTCCCTCAGTCCGTCAATGTAGTCATAGTAGTTCTGTAAGTCGCTTTCGCCCGTTGCGTTCATTCCAGCCGGTGAACGTCCGAACAGCTTTGTAACGGGTGTTCTAGCCGCTCCCGCTACGTCCATCATGACTCTGTCGTACACGTCCGGTAGTCCCGTAAATGTATACTGCCGGTTATGGATTGCATCGCCCTTGTTGATGATGCGCATACCGAAGTTTGATTCCATGACGCTCTGCGCTTGCATGGTGTTCCAAAATCTTCTCTGCATCTCTGCGTTGCCTGTGCCAAGTAACTGATCTAGTCCCTCAGATTCCATATAGTCGAGATTCGCCCTAAACGTAAGCCCTGCAATATTGCCCGCTACGTTGTCACGTCTTACAATCTCTGCATATATGGCTTCGATTTCCGACTCGCCCCAATACTGTTCCGCTACCTGTTCGAGCCATGGAAGTTCTCGCCCAATAAAGCGGATAACACGACTATGATGCACCGTTGCAATAAGTCCATGCTCCTCGCTTCGGATTTGGTAGTATTTCGGCAGTCCATAATCCACATCTGACGGGTCATCTACTACCTCGCCTGTCGGATAGATGCCCGTCCATCGGTCTAGGATAAGCAAGCCTTTGAAACTGTCGGGCATTACTGCGGCAATGTCGAGCGGTTCGCTCATATCGTCCTGTCCGTCTACTATCATGACACCAGCGGCGCCACCGTACAATCTGCCCCAATACATGCCCTGTGTCAGCTTCTTCCGCAGGTGTGTCTTGCGCATGATTGCGTTTATGCGGTCGATTTGATCGGGAGCGATTGCGGTCTTGACATCGAACCACTTCCGCATGATGTCGTTCGGGATTGTCGTGACGATATTCTGCACAATCCAGTTATCTCGATACAGTGATGTCAATAATTCGTAGTTTTGCGACAACCTTACAAGCGGGTAGTCTGTCGCTTGCGTTAGGTCGGTCGTTCCAAATCCTAACCTTGCCGCCGGATTGCTGAATGCATCGTTTACAGCGGTCTTTTTCTTTTTATTTCTGCTCATTATTCATACCTCTTAGCCTAGCGGCGCATTGTCGTGTGCACGTTTTTGTTTTCAAGTATTTATTTACCACAAACATTTTACCGCATACAACGCATTTACGTAAAACGTTGTCATATCCCATCTTTCTACGATATGCAGACTTGTGTGCATTGCTGCAGAACCTTGATCCTATTTTCGTGCTTTTGAATGTCTTACCACAAAAAGCACATTTATATTCACGCTCGACATAAAGCGCCCCTCTATTTTTTTGCCAGTGCTCACGATGCCACTTTCTGCCCTCATCGCTCTTGTGCCATTCTTTCGCCGCTTCAATGCCACGCTCGATAAACTTTTCCTTATGCTCTGCATTTTCCGCAAGGTTCTTCTTGCTGTGATAACTCAAATGGTCGTGCTCGGTCATGCAGGCTAAATTGCTTATTTCGTTGTTCCGCTTGTCACCGTCTTTGTGGTGTATCTGATACCCATCGGGGACTTTTTCACCTGTTTCGGTTTCGTAAACATATACGTGTAGCCTTCTGCGCTTTCCGTCTATCGGTTTCGCTGAAAGATAATACCCTGTCACATTGTCACGTGTGAACTTGTGCCCATTATACTCTGCTGTTTTGAAATCATCTGTGTATTTTACCATTGCGTTGCTCCTTTCATACATTCATTATACACGTATGATTGAGTAACGCAATGTATCGTTAAAATCACGTATTTGTGCGCCATTTTGGGAGTGCTGTCATGCAGACATAGCGTATCCCATCGCAACCATGGTCTCTGATTTTCAGCGGTTTTTCTTCGCCACGCTGTGCGGCTTTCTCGTCCCATGCATAGGATTTCAACTCTTGGATTGTCCCCTTGCATCGCTCGTGAATCATTATTTTTCGCTTTTGGAACAGTGTCGAGCATACTCGTATACCGTCCAAAACTTCGTTGTTGCCTTCCTTGACGTAAAAGCCACGTTGCCGCAATTCGGTTATAAACGACTTCGCAGACGGGTCAACAATAACTTCACATTGCCAGCTTGCTTCGTCGGTCATAAACTTCGCCATTTCGTCACAGTATTCTGCATCGGTTTTGTTAGGGCAAGCGGTGCGCTGCGCTTCTTCGCTTCGGGAGTCCCAGCGGTACTCGTCATCTACCCAGAGCGTGTCCCCATCGTCCCACACTGACAGAAACACGCAAGGGTTAGTCGTTCCATAGTCGCACCCGATAAATCTCGTTGATGTTGAATACAGCGCTATCGGTCGGCTTTCATCGTTGTATATGTTCGCATCGGTAAACATCGGATAGATCAAGCCTTCTGCTACTGCCCACAGTCCTTTGATGTACCGTAGGAAGAACACTCCAGCATATAAAGAGCGGTATCTCGCCTTGATTTTCTCCGACAGGCTCAAGTTATCGTCCATCATGAAATGGAGATACAGCAGACCTTTTTCTTTTGCCTTGTCTATCCACTTGCGTTTGAACCAATGGAGCGGTGTGGAAGGGTTGCAGTTAAACCACAGTTTTGAGCCTTCAACGGAGCATCGTCCTGTCGCCTGGTTTACGAATGATTCCGGCATGAGCGCAACCTCGTCAAAAAATGCACCGGCGGCGGTGATACCTTGCACTAGATCCTGTGAGCGCTCGTCTTTTCCGCCGAACATATAAAAATAGTTAGTATGTTCACCGTCCGTCACGATCAGCATGTTTTCGGTATGGTCGTGTTCGTACTGATACCCTCGTGACGTAAGCATAGGCATAAGCGGACTTAACACGTTTCGTGTGAATGAGCCTATCGTCTTGCCCGACATGATAAAATTCTGTCCATCGTATGACTCCATAGCCCACATAACAAACGACAGCGACATGGAAACCGTCTTGCCGCTTCTGATTGCTCCGTCCGCTATGATGCCTTCCGCATCTCGTACGGGTGACTCCTTGCTCCACCAATTAAGCACCTGGCGCTGTTTCTTGGAGAATGGCTTGAATATGAACGTAGGCTTACGGAGTAGGTGTTTCTTCATCTATGCCCCAATCCTCTACAGCGCTCACGTTCAGTGCCTTGATAAATCCATCATCAACCTTTTCCATGTCCTTAGGCTGCTCCGGTAATGGTTCTCTCATGTTTAGGTACTGTTTTGATAACCATATCGCCACCGGCGCCGACTTTGCCGACAGTTTGAACAGGTTGCGCCTTAGGCTGATTTTTCCACCTTGAGAGAACATTTTAAAAACCTCGGGAAACCGTTCGCCATAGGTTTCTTTGCAGTAGTCCCGTATCTTGTCACATGAGCAGTTAAACCAGCCCGCTATTTCTTCCTCAGTGCATTGTAGTTTGCATAATCCTTCAAATTGCTTCTGATCTATCTGTATCTTTGGGCGCCCGCCCTTGTTCTTCTTCGGCTCTGCTTTATTCTTTACTTCTTCATTCTTCTTCATTGTTTCACCACCTTAAAACGGTTGATTGCAGTATATGTATTCGTTTACCTTCTTGCTGTTTGTGGTTGCCCCTATAAGGCTTGCCACTGCTTTGACTTTCTTCTTGCAGAAGCTATCGTCTGATATTTCATAGCTTGAGAAGTATACAGGGTACGGTCTTGTTTTCGCCCATTCATAAAATTCTTTGCTGTTGAAATCCGTATTGTAGTCTTTACATCGTCCTTTGCTGGTATCCTCATATGGAACATCACAGTAAACTACATCGCCATCTCTGTATACATAATCCTTATAAGATATGTTAGTGACTTCTAACCGCTGTAATGCTTCTAACCGCTGTAATGCTTCTAACCGCTGTAATGCTTGGAGTGCTTGAATGCTTTGCAATAGTTCCGGGTGCGCTGTCTTGTGCTTTTCCCTTTCTTCCAGCATTTTGCACAGGTGCACGTATGCCATGCGTCTGTCCGTTAGGCTTTCGTCAAGTAACGCATGGCAAGCGGTCTGCTTCAGCTTTTCTGTTTCCTCGCTCCATAGGTAGCCTTTGGCTGGTGAGTTGCCGAAACTCCAAATATATGCAACGTATGCATCTGTATCCTTCAGCTGTTCAAATTCTTCCCTTGTGATAACTCGGCGCTCATCGTGGTACTTTCCGTTGATTGCGTCCATGAACAGCCCTGTTATAAGCGGATTGATGTCATTGTACAGCTGACTTTCCCACTTACCCGAAAGCATAGCGCAGTGAGTAATTGCACCGCCACCGCCGAACAGATCAACGAGTCTTTTACCTTCGGGCAGTACAGATATGATCTTGTCCGCAATGCGTGACTTGTTCCCCTGGTACGGTACTCCGTAACGTGTTTCTAGTTTATCAACGTCCTCGATTTCTTCGACTTCTTCGCTTGGCTCGCTTTCCGCTTCTTCTCCGCTGAATACGTCCTCGAATCCGAAATCTGCCATGTCTACGTTGAAATCATCATCGTTTAATAACTCCGCTAATTCATCGTTGAGCATTTCCACGTCAAAATCTGTGTTCATGGTCAACTTGTTATGTACTAACGTATATGCTCTGCGTTCTGCGTCACTCATGTGATCTAGGCGGATAACAGGCACTTCTTCGATGCCCAACTCCTGCGCTGCAATCATGCGCCCATGCCCTTCTACGATTGTATTGTTCGGACCGTAAATTCCCAGCGGATCGTTGAACCCAAAGTTTTCGATTGATTCCTTGATCTGGTCTATTTGCTCCCTTGTGTGTTCTTTCGCATTTCCCACGTAGGCAGTCAATTCCTTGATGGGGATATACTCAATTTTTAATCGTTCCATATTTCTCCACAAACACCAATAGAGCGCACGATCTCGGCGCCCTTTTTGATGTGTCTATAATGTTTTTAGAGGTAATTCTTAACATACTTTATTATACCATAGTATACGGTTTTCCTCAATTATTTGCATCTTTTTGCTGGTCTTGTGTTGACATATCACACAATATAGCGTAATATATAACCATGAGGAGCAAACAAAACAACATTTTAGGAGGAGATCATCATGACAGAATTAAACATTTTTGAAAAACTTAAGGAAGCATTTGAAACTTCAACCCACAACACAAACCGCTTCGCAGATGCCCTTGCATCAATCAAGTGGGATACCACTTACACCGCAGACGGTGAGCAGTATTTTGAACTTGGCGGGTTCACCTTTACAACACCTTCACTTGACCCGTTCAACTGCCCTTGGGAGTGCACCGCATTCTTTTCTGACAATTCAATGCTTTCATTCAAATAAGCGCTTCGGCGCTTTTTTTATTGCACCAATTTGCAGACGTGCTATAATAGTAACCGGGTTATCATTTAGATTTTCTCCTTACATTTCTATATTTTTAACCTTTGAATATTTACCCCTCAGAAAAGGACCTCACCCATTCCGGTGAAGTCCTTTTCTTTTTCTAGTAATGATCTACTAGCAAGATGCACAGCGCCATAAATACCACTGTTCCGAATATCGCATTCATTCGTTGCTCCTTTCCAGCGCTTCCCGTTTGTGCGCTTCCTGGAGCCTATCATATACCCTTTTAAGCGCTGCAGGCATTCTATTTGATCTGATAAAAAACTCTCCCCCATCTACTCGCATGATAACGATGTAGCTGTGATATACGTTTTCTAATCTGCATACATAAAAATGCTTAAGTTCCATTTCCTCTATGTGCTTCGCTATTTCTTCGGCTGTGTTTGCCCTAAACGGTACTCCTACCTCGCCATTCCCTAAAATTCTAAATAATTTATACATGATTTTCTCCTTTCCGTTTGCTGGTTCCCATTAAATGCCTAACTCTTTAAGGGTGTATTTAACATAAGGCTTCATGCCTGTATACATTTCCTTGCAAGTATCATCAAAAGGTGGCAATTCAACAACGCTGTCATCTAATTCAATCACAATTCTGCATTTAAATGCTTCCAAGTTGAATCTGCGTTTATATATATGTTTAACGCTTTTTCTAAATGGCTTGATAACATTAGAAAGGTATTTCTTTTCGATGTCATCAAGAATATGAGGATCATATTCTTCCAGAAGCCATTTATTGTATTGATCTATGCATCTGTCTGCCCCTTTTTTGTTTTTGTAATAGTTGGTTAAAAATTCGTGCCAGCCTTCACTTGCTCTGTTTCCGGCAACGTAATACTCGAAATTTATCATAGATTCCCCTTTCATTTTGATGCCACATCGTCAAGGCTTATAAAACTCATCTCGTCCTTTGCCAGCTTGCGGACGGTTGCGCCGATTAAGCGCCTTGCATACTTTTCTGCAATCTTCTTGTTTCTTGCATAGTTCCTGTAGATGAGTTCGCCATCTCTGCTATAACATTCCACCATGTAAACCACTCTAATCATTTTCGCTTTCTCCTTTTCTGTATCCGCCTTTGATGTGATCTCCGGCGGTTGATTTTTATTTTTTTAAACTCTTGTAGTATTCCTTGCTTGCATCGTTGATCCAAACATTTACAACGTGCTTGAAATCCGGATAGATGAAATCTAAAGTTTCTTTTAAATTTTCAAGAGTCTTAAGAGTTTCATCATCCTGGTATACTAACCAGTTTGTATAGACACCTTCGAAATATGTTCTGCACTCTGCTAATGTTTTCATGATTTTCTCCTTTGTTGTTCGCTGTTCTTTATGGTTATATATTACACTATATCGTGATATATGTCAACACTTCCGCAATAAAAAAATGAGAAGATTTTCATCTTCCCATTCCTTCCGTAAACTTCTGTATTTCGTAGGCTGTCGGCTTGCAGCCGAACTCGTCCATTTTGTCGAGTAGCCATCCGATATATTCCGCCTGTGCTTCTAATCGCTTTTCCTTGTCCTCAAGCGCTTTGTCTTGTATCTGTATGGTCGAGATCAGCATATCTCGGCTTAGTAATTGCAGTCTTTTTAAGTCTTGCATCTGTTTCAAATCCTCTGCACGTAATCCGCCCATCATATTGCAGACGGTCAGCCAGGCACTTCACCCGTCCACATTTCCGCCATTGGCATACTTGGCAGATCGGCAGGTATTTTTCCTTTTCTCGTAGCGTTTCCGCCATTTGCTCATAGGTTTCCATATTCCATCAGTTCCATGTATTGTGCCCGTTGTATACTCCTGGAACTTTTTACATTCAGCAGTCCACCGCCTTGCGAACCATTTCGCATAAAACCCGTCAGTATCTACGTCCATTTGTTACGTCCTTTTTGTATAGTTTAGTTTTTAGTATCACAGACAATATTTAGTTTGCCCGCAAGGCGGTAGCAACGGGATTATATTACACAACGTCTAAAATGTCAAATTCTTCCGTATTTCGGTGATTGGGTACTTCTTGCCGGTCTTTTCCAGCTGGTCAAGCGCAAATGTTCCGTATTGCCCTGTAGCGCTCATGACGGTGCATCGTCCTCGCTCCCGATCTATGGAAGTAGCTACAAACTTATAGGATTTATCAATCTTGCATACCACTTCGTCACCTGTGTGGATTCCCCTCTGCTGGTCGTATGCTTTTATCATGCTCACGATTTCGCCCGCTGAGTATGCCATTACAATGTTGTAAGCTGATTCTGTATCAAAGATTTCTTTTAACTCCTTTGGTGACAATCCACCGTCCAGCGTGTCCAAAATAACACGCTTGTAGCATTTCTCTATTTCGTTTCTTTCTGTGCTTTCCATCTTATGCCCTTCTGCGTTAATATTTTGCCCTTTCTAGGCTGTTTCTGCTCTTTCGTGGTTAATTGACCGTCTAAAAAGAAAACAGCCTTAAAAGACCGTTTTAATCGTTTTTATGCTGTTGTAACTTCTGCAGCATTTCGCATTGTAATTCTATCTCATGCGCCCACAGGTTAATCATGTCTGTATTGCACTGTGTTTCTGCTTGCCAGCGGATTGCGTCTGCAAGGTCTTCGATTCGCTGGGCAATTGCCACATAATACGGTCTGCACCCTAATGCTGGGCGCTCGACCGGTTCGCTGTTCTTCTCCATATCATCAGTATAATGGTTCATTTTCATACTCCTTAATCGCTTCTCTGATTTCTTCCTCACTGCATTCCGCTAATAGCATAGCTTGCACCGTTCTTTCAATTTGCTGATTCATTTTCCCCCTCCTCGCATAGATCGGTCACGATAAGACCGCAGATATATTCGTTTGTGCTCTTTCCGAGCGCCTTAGCACGTTCTCGGATTGTGTTTCTTACTCCTTTAGGCACCATGACCGCAATGCGGTCATAATGTGCCTTGTTGTATTCTCTGATGTATTTAAGCTGGTTCTGTGATGCCATTCTTCTCTCCTTTATGGTTCTACCGTAAGCCACAGCGTTCTGCATGAGTAGCTGATCTCTAATTCTTTCACTTCCATCTCTGCGTAAGCTGTGTTTAACACCTCGTCACGCTTGCCCTTTTCCAATGGCTGGGAAGTGTTCTCGTCAAAAATCCCAACGTATTCTGCTGTATCGTCATGATACACATTTAAAATGTCCTTAACTTTCATTGTGTTTTCTCCTTACTTCATTTGATAGCTATATAGTATCATATATAGTGATATAATGCAATACGTTTCTATAGGTTTCCGCTTCTGCCTACGATATAGCCGATTGCCCACGAAATAAGGCAGATAACCACTATTGCTAAGTTGCTCATACGTCTCCCCTCATTTCTGCAATGTCGTGCACCGGCTTCACATAATAGCCCTTATCTTCTGCTGGGTCGGAATTTACCACAAAATATTCAAAAACACTTTCCATGGAATCGTCTACAACATCAGCTATCTGATCTATAAGCGATAGAGCCTTTTCCAAAGTTATTCTCTCGCTATCACTCAATTCTATCGTTTGCGTTACTTTCATTTTCGTTTTCTCCTTTGCTTCGGTGATCTGTTCCTTATGGCTCTATATTACACTATATCGCAGAATATGTCAATTCTTTTTATGCTTTCATTTACCATTCCCCCAGCTTAATTCTGATCTCGTTAAGTTCCCGCCTTAATCGGATTATGTCCGCCTGTATAACCGTATGCTGGTTGCTTACATGGCTATCGCTGTAATGTTCGATTGCATATTCTTCAAGCCTTTGCAGCAGTTCCTTGCAAAATCGCAATTCTTTTATAAGTTCTGCTTTTGTCATATCATTACCTCACTCCCCTTGTTTAGGCTTTGCAATATATTCTTTGTCCAGCCATGACTTATACGGACAATCATCACAATCTGGTGGGCATTCTACGTCCTCTGGTGCATAACACAGATTCTTATTTGGTTCGAATCCGAATACCTCTTCAAACTTCTCTGCGTTTGTCATATTTATCTCTCACTCACCATTCTTTTTTTGGACCTTTGATTTCAATTCCATCAAATATTTCACCGCAATTTTTACAACTGTATGGAGTGATTTGCACCTTTTTAAGATATAAATTGCCTGTGCATGTATCATTGATTGCTGTGCCTTCGCAATATTCCACTTCTTCGTTTATCAACGCTCCGCATTTAGCGCAATGGGGCTTATATTCTATTTTTGTCATACTTCTCCCTCGCTTTCTGCCTTGTACTCATCACAAACGCTCTCAAAACATCCTACATATCCGATGTAATGACCGTCAATTTCACACTCACAGTATATGCCTGCTTGCTTCTCATCATGTTTCCTTACATTGTGACGGCAGTAACAACAACACTCGTATTCTTTTGTCGCTTCGGTTATAATCATTTCTTATCCTCGCTTTCTGCCCGTTGTGTATCTACTGGTGCTTTCGGCAATTCTCTTTCTTTCTGTGATTCGGGATTCCCTAACGCTCGTTTCAAGTCATTTCCGCTTGCGTAATCGTGCAAATCATCAAGGCTTTGATTTCGTTCTTCATCCATCAATTTCATTTCATGATCGTAATCCTTGTATAAAATGCTCATAAGCGTTCTTGTATCGCCATTTGTTCCGTTTAATGCGTCTACTCCATTATATGGTTTTCTGCTTAATGCCCTCATCATTGCCAGACTCCATAGTGTAATTTCGGGCTGTATGGAATTGAGGAAGTATGCCAACTGGTCATCTGACATATTTCTGATATGGTCTATGTATCTCATTCCCCGCTTTCTCCCTTGTACTTGTCGATTATTGCTAACACGTCATCACGTTCGACATATACTGTTTTTTCACCTACAAACATTTTGTATGTTTGGAGTTTCTCGATCTCGGCTCTTATCTTGTTTAAAAGATATTCTCTATGCCCCTCTTTGCACGAATATACCCATTTGTTGCTAACACTATCACAGCACTCTAATGTTCCATATATCTTAGAGCAATGCTCACAATCCCGGTCAAGAATAGGCTCTCGTTTTAGTGCTTTATTCGCTAGTTCTATAATCTCGTTAAAATCCTTTTCAAATACCTCTGCATCCGATTTTCCACGATTTTCATAATTTACTTTCAGTAAATAATTCTTAAAAAAAGGTAATACAATTTCCTTAAAATCTTTAATTTGTTCTCTTGTCATTCCTCATTCCTCACTTTTATGTAGTTCGAAATCACAGTAATTATGATTTTGGCAGTTTTCACATTTTGTTGTTTCACAATTTATTTTTTCGCTTTCCTGTGGCTCAATCATTCTTTTCCCGCAATGCGGACAGAATTTATACTCATTCTTGACAACGAAAGAATTAGCGTGTCCTCTGCTGAAAATAAGTCCTTTGCATTCAGAACATTCTATTTTATGTTTTCCGTCTGAATACTGTGCTATTTCTATCCAATGTCCTGTTCGTGGTTTTTCGCCTAATCCGTACCCTAATTCCTTAAGCTGTGCTATCGCCATATCACGCTCCCATTTGATTTGGTCGCATGAACACTCTGCCTTTGGTGTAACGGGTGGCAGCTTTGCAAGTTCTTTAGCTATGTTCGCCGGATGACAATATCCGCTCGCTACTCTTACAGCATCGGCACGACTTATAGCATCCTCGCAAGGCTCTTTCTCCAGCATATCCGCAACCTCGGCAAAAAACTCCGGTTTGATTTTAGTCTTGATGTGCTCAGCCTTGTATCGGAGCATCTCAATCATTTCTTCTCTTGTCATTCTTTCACCACCTCTTTAATCATTTCCAATACTTCCCACGCATCCAGGTCGCAATCATCAAGGATCTTCGCTATTCTAGCCTGCTGATCTAGTGCTTTGATTGCCATTTCTAATGGTTCTCTTTCTTCTTCCGTCACATAGCACACAGAGGTTTTAAACTCTGTGGCTTCTGTGAGTATTTCATTCAATCTTTTAATTGCTTCTTCTCTTTTCATGCTCCAACCTCATCGCTAACTTTCCTGTATATTGCTGCTATCTCTTCAAAATCGAGATCCATGATTTTGTTTTCTTTAATTCCTTTAAAATGGAGATTTGTAATTCTTCCTGTCATCCTATCTCTTTCAATATCTACGCTATCGCATTTTACGGATACTTCTTTGCCACTCTTAAATAATATTGTTATTGTCATTTTCCCCTCACAATCTTGTTAATGGGCAATTTTTGCAAATATCGCTGTCCCACAGTTCCATGCCATCGTGATCTTCTGGCTTGTATTCGTTCGGATATTTGCAGTATTTATTGCACATATCCTCTTTTACTTCTTCAAGTATTTGACTAATCGTTTCGCTCATTTTTTCTCCATTATTGCCAACTCGCACATGATTCCGCAGTCGGCTACAACTACATTATTTTTCCCCTTGTTTGGGTCTAATTCGTCCAAAAAGCACTCTTTCAAGCAACTATGTCCGATTTCTCTTTCAAGTTTTGCACGTGCTTCAAACACTTGTGGGAAGTCCACTCTTATCTTGTTCCAATACCCCATGCCGCCTTTGACACAACCGATGCAGTTATTGTTGGAATAGCCTAGATCATACATTGCAGGTCTTTTTATGCCTAACCGTTCGAGCATCCCATGCGCTTCGTCTTTGCTCAGATTCTTCTCGATCAGTGGGAACTCATGGTTAAATTCAACCATTGTCTGCTGTATTCGTTCCGCTCTGCGTGTTTCGTTTTTGTCCATTCCCCACACGTATGTTATTTGTTCGCCAGCGTGTTCGTTTTCCCAATGTTTTCTGACTTTTCTTTTTAGCATTCCGGTGCAAGCGGCGCCATGCGGCGAGTTGATAAATCTAAACTTTCGCACGACAGCTGCCACATCTTCAAATTCGTCCGATTTTAATATTTCAATCTCGTGATCCAGCACCTTCTCGCAATCTTTGATAAATCTCATGCTGTCCGGGTGTTGGTCTTTAATGTCTATGTATATGTACTCATCAACATTTTCTGCCAAATACCCCGCTATAAAAGAACTAACTCCAGCACTTAACCATACTACTTTCACGCAACCACACTACGATAATCGTTCGTGCGGTAATCGTTAGATTGCTCTTATACACGCTTGTATGCGCTTATAGCCACGATTTCAAATCTTACACCTGTAAATCACTGTTCTCTAACAGGCAGCCTAGTTTCACTAGGATTAGCGTTTTTCCTTTCTTAATCCGCTGATCTGACTTTGTAAGTCTTTAATATCAAACTGCATATTATTTACAATCTGCCGGAGTTTTTTGTTATCCTCTTCAAGATACTCAACACTGGCTTTTAAATCTCTTATTTGAGGTTCGATCTCTTTAACGAGATAAACCGATAATTCTTTACTGTTCATGTTTACCCCTTATTCTGATTTTTCTAAGTCAAATATTGACAGCTGATTATCTTTCGGCAGTATGCACATTTCTTCTTTGGCTCTGCGATAAAATTCCTTGTTGATCTCGAAACCGTAGAAGTTCCGCCCTGTTTCCAAACATGCACGACCTGTCGTGCCACTTCCAAAGCATGGGTCGATAACTACATCGCCTGGATCAGTAAATGTTTCAATCAGCTTTTTGAGTAGCTTGACTGGTTTCTGTGTCGGGTGGATTTTCGGAATGTCTTTCCCGTCCTTTTCCCACTCGAACCAATCAAAGACCATTCTTCCCGTTCCTCTGATATTCTTTCCGTTTTCGTCAACCTTAACACCGTTGCGAAACTTTGGAAGGCGGTCACGATAAAAAAGAATAGCGTGTTCTGTCGCTCCTACGACTCGCATATTCGCCTTGAGGACCTGCGGGCTATAATTTTTTATGAAGTACAGCGGCATATATTTTACAAATCCATGCTTCGCCGCCGCTTTGATTAGATCATGCTGTTGCTCAAACGAACAAAAAACTATCATGCATGGACTATCAGAACTTCTTCCTCGACCTGTCGGCTTTGTGTCATCTTTCCGCATCAATCTGCTGCAGAAATGGAAGTATTCATAGACGTTAAAATTGAAATCGCTTGCAAATGCGCTCTTTCCCGCCAGCTTTGATTCTCCGTTCTTATTGTCCCCCCC